GTAGAACCTTTCTTTGTCGCCCAAGTTCCGTTACCGAATTTAAGTTTCTGTGCCATATTATTCTATTGTGTATAATTGTCCTTCTGCCATATCTGTAAAAGATGTCCAAGACGTTAGTTGTTCTAGTTCGCTATCTGTTAATGCTGAATTGTAGTATTGTAGTTGTTTAGTTTTTCCGTAGAATTTATCCGCACCATTACCAGCATCAAACGCTAATTCATTTAATCCACTTGGCATAGTGGCAGATGTATCTGTTTTAAGTTCAAATCCATTAACCCATAAAGTCACATCATTTAATTTATATTTAATTGCAATTTTCTTAAAAGTTTTGATGTTAGCTATTATGCTTAATTGGCTTTGAACAACACCTCCAGCAGTTATAAGTAATTGTATATTATTGCTAGTTGAACTGTAGTAAAAAACAATTCTATTGCTTGTACTTCCATTTGATAAACCAAAAACTCTAAAAGTTAAATCATCAGCCAAAGCACTAATCTCTGCCATCAAAACACCTTCTGAGTCATTAAAAATAGTTGAATCTCCCGCTCCGTTGCAAGTTTCTGCATTACGAGTAACTATGTTTCCGTTGGTTTTGATATAGCTTGTTGGGTAAGATTGTCCAACTTCTGTTTGGAAGCCCCATAAATACATACCACTTGTGCCATCTCCTTGATATACTTGAACAGAAACTGCACTTGCGTCTGTTCTTAAACAATAATAAATTCTATTAGTGGCAGCTACTGTAGACGTTAAAGAACATCTGTACCATCCGTTTCCGTAATTTACTATACTTGCATCTGTACCTCCACTTGTTAAAGAAACAACCCCATCTTCAACATCAAATGTTGCTCCTCCATTTCCTGGGTTTCCACCAAAAAAGACAGATATGTATCTCCTCTCTTCTGCTTTAGCAAAAAACGAAATGCTTGTAGTTCCGCTAAAGGATATAGTTCCTGAATATAACTCGTGCCTTCCATTAGTATTGTTTTCAACTAATTTATCAGCATTTAAAGTACCATCAGGACTAATTATTACATTTAATAATTCAGATGTATTTTCATTAAAAAACCCACTACTCAAATCTTCTGAATTAGTTATTAAATTAGTCCTAGCTCCCTCTAAAATAAGACTAGGACATCCTTTTTGAACACCGTCAATCATTGGATATTCAAGTCTAGGAATATTTGAATCAACTGTTGTTATTAATCCGTTTTTTGCTATTCTTGTGGCTGAGCCACTTCGTGAAAAATCAAAATCCCCATCTCCATCAGTAGGAAAAATAGAATAAACTTTTTGTGATTTATAACCACTTGGGATTAATAAAAGACTTGCTTGATCCGCTAAAGACATATTTTTAGAGTTTTATTTATTATGTTATTTTTTATAAAGACAATTTTGATTGTACGCAATCAACCGCCTCAATTGTTCCGCCGTCAGCAATAACTCTTGCAACGTAATTTTGAACTATTAAAGAGTAAAAAATACTTTTTTGATCGACTTGTAAACTTAAACCTAATCCAATCATATAATTTTACCTTAAATAACAAATAACCTTACCACTTGCAACACTAACATCATCAAAGTTTCCATAAATAACAACACCAGTACTCATAGATAACGAACTTATTGAAGTATCGCCTCCTATTGTATCAATGTCGCAAGAAATTACTGAGGATTCTATCGCTTGTATTGCGCAAAAGTTTTCTCCCGCTAATGATGTAGCTGATGCAGCAATTACTCTTAAACCTTTGTCTCCGAATGATAATTTTTGAAATTCACTAGAATAATATAAATCTGACGCCATTTTTTTTATTTAAATTTTATATTCACAAAAATACAAAAATTTAAATTATTTATTTTAGCCATTCTTTCTAACGGCAGAGCCAAAGAAATATCCGAAAATTGATAATACAATTCCCTCACTAATTCCAATTAAATGAATCCAAACCTCTTTGTTAGATTCCGGGATTTGTAAATATACAATCGCATAAATAATAAAAGCAAATGCGCCTAACCCAACAACACCGGTCAAGTTAAACATAAGATCAAAGCCTCCTGATTTGGCCTTTTCAACTTCTCGTTTTCTAGCCGAATCTCTGTCAGCAACTTCTAACTCATACAATTCAATCAGTTCATTGTGCAATTGTATTTTGTCCTGACTTGTTAATTCAGGCTCGTTGTCAATTAAATTTTTAACAACTCCTAAAACTCCTTTTTGTGGAAGTATATCGCCAACAAAACCCGGTATTTTTTTTAGTATAAATTGACCAACTTTTGTGTCTTTAAATTTTTTCTTTGACATTACTCAATAAATTTATATTCATCAAATGCATTAAAACTCGGACAAGCCTTTTCACTAAAATCCCTATGGCCATAAATAACCGCTTTAGAATGCAATTTTTTTAGTGTTTTTAACAAGATTAAAAGACTTTCTTTTTGTTGTGGCGTTCTAGTATCTTTAGCGTCTAAACATTCGTCTAAACCTCCAATATAGCAAACACCTATTGACATTTTATTTTGGCCTCTAGAATGTGCGCCAATTTTCTCAATGTTTCTACCATAGGAAATTGAGCCGTCTAAGTGGACAATATAATGATAACCAATATCAGAAAAACCTCTTTCTAAATGCCAACTCTTTATTTCTTCGGCGCTTGTTTTTCTACCCTCAGGAGTAGCGCTACAATGTATGATGATTTTGTTTATTTGTCGCATTGTTTTTGTTTTAGAAATGTGATATAAGCGTAATTAAAAAGTTTTCAACTGTTGCAGTTGCTCCTGATTTATCTACTTTAACTTGAATTTTACAACCACTTGTTAAAATATCTGTATGCGTAAACAATTGAGTAGTTCTCGAATACCTTACCAAATCATTATTGTTTGCAATATTATCGTGCATAAATTCAACACTTTTTCCAGTATCAGGAAAATATAAACGTGCGTCTAATCTTGTGTTTGATGCACCGGCAGTTATATCAAAATCGTTTCTAACAATCATAACTCTACCCGCTCCAACTTCTGAAAAATCTAACGAGTTAGATGCAGAATCCCATAAATCGCCCGTTACAAAACTAGGCTTGTATGTTGTTATTGTACCGCTACCGGCCTTGTCATTTGTTAAATCCGTCCAAACATTTGCAGTCAAATTTATTGGAGTTACTGCGGTCGCTGAATCTTCATAATCAACCCAACCACCGATTGAATTGTATAAGGAATTTACTGAATTTTTTATTTCATTTATATTGGCAGCAGTTACCTTATTAACTTCAGGAAGTACTGAGGTTTGATTGTCTGATTTTGTTGAGAAAGTTATTTTAGCCATTATTTATATTTTATGATTGTAATTCGTTTTGTAATTCACTTTGTAAACCTCCAACTGCGTTAATTTGTTCAATCTTATTAGATAGTTCAATTATACCTCTAAAATAAGTTGAATCTGCTAGATCATCTTCTAAATAAGTAACGCCATTGTTTTCGCTTGTATAAACATTAAATCCGTTAGGCGCTAAATCAATATAGTTTGCAGACCTAGTTCTAAGTTTTTGTAAGCATTGAGATACCATTAAATTAGTATCTAATTGCCCACCATCATCCGAATAAAATTTTGAAATACATTCTATTCGTGTTATTGTTTCAGTTATGAATGATTGTTGGTTTTGGTCTGTTTCGTCTGTTGAAACTGAATAAACCCTAATCAATGGATAGGTTGCATCCGTTGGAATACGATTGTAAACCGGTACGGCGACATTGTTAATTAAAACGTTGCCATTTAATTTTGCAATAATTCCTTTTCTTACATAGTGAATCGCCTCTAACATCTTATTTTATTGCTTTTTTAATTTCGCCATTTAAACGAGTTAATAATTTTTTTAGACCTATTCTAGCAGAGCCAAAGAAAAACGGCTGAGGTTTCATATAACCCGGCTTTGAGCCTTTAAATTGTTCCGCATAACTCTTTGGTATTCCTAGTTCTAGCATATCATCAAAAGTTACAAAAGCACCCGTTCCAAATTCTAGGTAAGGCGCATATTTTGCTCCGGCTATAACTTCAACAGTTTTGCCTTGTTTTTGATACCTTATTGATTGCCTTAATGTACCCTTATCAACTGGCGCAGCTCTTTTTGCAATTCTTGAAATATCAGCACCAGTCTTTCCAAGTTCATTTGAAAGAGTTGTTTTATCAAATGTTCTTAAATTGTCTAACTTTTTTTTAAGTTGAGCCAAATCCGATTGGTCGATTTTAATATTCATTTTATTGAGATTTTGTTGCTAATAATTTAGTATAAAAATCTAAATCAAACTCATACTTTTCATTTATACGATAATTCTTTGTACCGCCCTCTAATGTAAATATATCTCCTAACTGAATTAAATCTGCGGTATTTTTACGCATCATTATTTCAATCTGAATGTCTTGCGTTCTTTTACCTAGTTTGTCGCTTATATCTCCGCTAATCTGCTTTAAATTGCACCATACAGTTGCAACCTCTGACAAAGTAGAGTTATATCCGCCAAATTCATCAGGCGATTTAACTAATCTCTTTATTGTTATTTTAGAATCTAGTTTTCCGGCATCCATTAAATAAACATAGTTTTATAAGACGTTAAAATCTT